TCTCGGTCTTTCTTCTATATTAATAGATGACAATCTACTACGATGTGCTGTTGCTTTAATAGCATGACTAAAGTTTGGGTGACCACCAATAAGTTGTGGTTCTGTTACTCCGTTTATTTCCCAATACCAATCATTCCAATCACATACATCACCAGCTTCAGGAAAAAAGTTTAGTGAACCACTAGCTAAGTTATTTCTCTGAAACATCAAATCAATCGTAGAGTTTGTATCTGGTCCTGCTTCTTGAAATTGTTCTACTTCAGGAGCATTATATCGTATCAGACAATTTACCCTAAATCCTACATTAAAATACTTAGTGGTAGATTCACCATATATGTTTGAATTTGTGTGTTCAGGCGCTACTTTATAGATATCAACTGACTGACCAACTATCTCGTCAATCAGTTCTTCGTTCATATGGTCAACTAAGTTTATTTCCTTTTGGGAAATAAAAAATGGTCGTGTAGCAGACATCTATTATCCTATGAATATGTTTAATGGTGCTTTTGCCAACACCTCTTGTTGAGCATTAGCTTCTTCAGCTTCAGCTTTTAATTTTTCTGTTAAAGATACTGATTCTAAAAATTCCTTTAACTCTTCTAATAACTGTGTTTTTTCTTCTCTTCCTTCAGTCTTTAAAGCTTCACCATCCAATGTAACTTCACCATCAGGTATAGGCATAGAGCTATACTTACTTCTAATGATACCTAATAGCTCTTTAGCAAGAGCATAAGTATACTTTCTAATCCATTGACGACCAGGTTGATTAATGGAATTATAAGTAATAAATTTGTATGGAACATTAGAAGGATCAGATACACCACCTTGTAAAGAAGCACTAATATTGTTTGTGTTTCTAATATCATCCTTAACATAATACTCAAACCATATTTTCTCACCAGCATCATTAGTTGTTGGTTCTGGAAATATTCTTAAATTGTTATTGTGTATTTCAAAAGAGTAAGCACTCTTTCTTACCAAATCCGATGTTTCAATAGCATTTGCTCTAGCCAAGTCATAAGATATTGGTTTAAGAACAAAAGATATTGCTGGAGAAACATTACCAAAACCAAAAGCATCAAGAAGTTGTCTTTGATCAAAAGTACCAGCATAAGGATCATAAAATCTTGATACGGCTGCTGGTTGATGATTAAAAACTCTTTGTACTTCAATTCTTTTTCCACTTTCACTCACATTAGCCCAAACATCTTGTAAATCATAATCTTGTTTTGAACCACTTAATGTAATAAATCCTTTTTTCAAATCATAGGTTTCACTCATCCCAGCAAGTTGTCCGTATTTATCAGAAAGAGTTACAGATGGTCCTAATGTAGGTGTCACTGGATCTAAAGAACCTGTACTAAGTGAACCCGATATCCTATTTTTTTCACCATACTGTTCCCACATCCAATTCTTTATATTGTAATTATTGATGTGTTGTGAGTATTCATTTACTGCTTCTTCAAAACAAGCATAGATAGAACCACTTGGTATTTCAAGTTGTAAAACAGGAAAACCAAGTCGTTTAGCACACCACTTAGTTACTGATTGAATATCAGTTGCAAATGTGGAGTCTGAATCATAAGTTCCATATGGAGTTTGTCCTGCGACAAAAGCACCTGATGGATCTTCATAGGCGTAATCTAATTTTGGCATAATATAATTCTCCTACCTATAAATATATACTTTATAAAAACAAAAGGGGGAAACCTAAGTTTCCCCCTATGTTATGTATCAGATATATGATTTAGTTTACACTAAGTCAAGTGACTTACAATGTATCAAACCATAGAACTCTGGACGAATCATCTTCTTAGCGTAACGAGTCATCACACCTTTTCTTGGTGTAAAATCACTAGGATCGTATACCAATGGAGTTGTAATTAACGGAACGTAAGGACTATATACAGCACCAGTTTCTAGGAAGTTACTTCCTCTAAATCCAACCAAGATTGAATTTTCAGTCATGTAAGGATTCTTGTAGACAGTATATCTACCAGCAGCTTGACCGACTTTAGAAATACCCATACCAAATTGGTCATTTCCACCGTCACCAGGCTGACTTACATAGCCAGGAAGTGATTCAAGGATAGTAGCAACTTTTGGAGCAACAACTACAAAGTTAGCACCACCACGAAGTGTCAAACGATGAATTTCGTTAGATACTTTTTGAATCTTAGAAACTAGAGTCTGATACCACTCAAATCTAGTGCCATAAAAGACATTAGATACGAAAAGATTAGTAGCAGAATCAAAATCCTCACCAGCTTTTGCTGACCAGTATTCTTCTGTCACAGCATCTGAAATCAACATATCAAGAATTTCCAAATCAATTTCCATTGAGATGTAATCACTTAACATAGATGTTAATTCAGCTTCTGCATCAACAGAGTGATAAGCGTTTAAGTCTTGAGCAAGCTCAGGTGACCAAACAGCTTTCAACTTACGAGTCTTAGCAACGATTGGTAAAGACCTCATTTCAAGGTTAACTTCAGGTATACTTAGAGTATCTTGAGTAGCATTACCAGTTCTATCTTCAAAATCACCTCTGTCAGTAGCAGTGTTTGCATGTAGTAAATCAACATTATAAGATCCACTAGCATCATTAGCATTAGAAGCAGACACAATAAATGTTACATTAGCGCCATCTTCTTTAGTGTACTGAGATAAAACTGTAGCATCAGTAGCTGTTATATCCCAAGCCCTAAGAGCTTTGTAATCAGCTTTTGAAAAGTTACTTTTCGCAATAGTAACTTTAAACAAATTGTTACCAAGTGATGCTGAATCTTCACTATTAAAGTCAATTTCTTTAAAAGTAGCTACAGAAACTGCAGTTGAAGATACGGCGACAGTTGATGAACTAACTGAATACCCATACTTACCAGCTCCGTAAAGACCATCTGTATCTGTTCCAAAAGGAGCAGATGAACCAGAAGGTGAGTTAGGACCTGTTTTTCCGTGAATTGAACCACCGGAAGTGAACTTATTTTGACTTGATCCATACTTGAAATCAAGATAGAAAACTAGTCCAGAAGGTAAGTTCATTGGTTGAACAGAAACAAGTTCCTGCGCAACGATGTTTCCAAATACTCGTCTTACAAGTGGAAGAGCAACTCCAGACCATTCTTCATCACCAACACCAGCACCGGCGTTAGGTGAAGTTTTAGAATTCTCAGATATTAACTGACGTGCCTGGTTTTCTAACAATGTAGCCATACCAGAGCGTTGCCACTCATTATCCATTCCTTCTAAAAGTCCAGATTGTTCCCACTTAGTAACGAGCTTAGCGGCCTCATCTTTTTGCTTCTTAATAGGGGAAGCAGAATTCAGAAGACCTTCGTTTATATAATCGCTCATTTTATTTTCTCCGAATTAAAGCGGTTTAAGATTTAATACCAGCAAGTTTTCTGAAACGGTTTGCAACTTGACTTTCCTCACTAATGATTTTAGTCTTAGGTGCAGTTCCACCAGATTTCTTACTAGCATACGATTCCTTAACAACTTCTTTTCTCTCACCACCATTGTCTTTATAAGACTCAGCAAGTGTAGAGTAAACCAACTTGATTTCACGAGTTGTTTGAGCTCTATCAAAAGTCTCAACAATTTTTAACTTTTGGTCGTTACTCAATACATACTCTTTGAAAAGTTTATTGGTATATAGAAGTTTAGCATTAAGGATGTTAACTTCATGAAGCTTGTCTTTTAAATAGACAACAGCTTCCTTATATTCATTAAGCTCATTACTTAGCTTATTAACTTGTTCGTGAGTTTTACCTTTACCAGGATCTTCCTCGTCACCAGCAGAAGGCTGTTTTACTCCGGAACCTTTACCGATTCCAGATGAAGTAGATTGTTCTTCAAGGTCTTCTTCGTCTTCTTCGTTAACGATTTCTTCGTCAACTTTTTCTTCTTCGTCATCAGGACCTTCAGTTATTTCTTCTTCGTTAACAGATTCTTCTTCGTCACCAGGATCACCAGCTTCTTCTAACTCTTCTTCAAGCTCTTTGATTACTGCTTCAAGATCTAACTCTTCAGACTCATCCATATCTTCGTCATCGTCATCTTCTCTACGAGGATCGTCTTCGTCATGCATACCTTCTTCAACATCTTGAATTGGAGCATACTTCACACCATCGATTTCAACGATTTCAGATTCATCGACTTCTTCTTCATCATCGTCATCTTCTCTGCGAGGTTTGTCGTGCATACCTTCATCAGGATCTTCATCATCATCGTCATCTCTACGAGGTTTCATACCCATACCTTCATCAGTTTCTTCTTCTTCATCTTCGTCATCGTGCATACCTTCTTGAAAATCTTCATCTTCTTCAAGGTCTTCTTCCGCAAGTTTAGCAGAAAGCATAGATTTTAGATGTGGAGTGAATGCTTCTTCAAGAGCCATTTTAGCATTTTGTAGAGCAGTTTCACGAACAGCTTTAGCATCAGCGATAGCTTCTTTTAATAAATCAGACATATTATGTCTCCCATACTATTTGTATTGGAATAAAGTTATTCTGAAACTTTAATTAGGATTAATTTTTTTTAGACTCTGTAAGACCACAGAGTATTGAGGTTACATATAAGTATATAGAAAAAAATAAAACCTAATCATTTAGACGAAGAGATTTTATTTTTATCAATCTCTGTTTTCTTTTTTCTCGTCTAGCAGCAGATGGTTTTTGGTAGAATTCCCTTTCTCTTAACTCTTTAAGTAAGTTAGAATTTTTTACTTTTCTCTTGAATTCCGATATTGCTCTTTCGTAACTTTTATTTGTAGCATCTACATAAAGTATAGACGATTGTTTTTTCTTTTTTCTTTTCTTTTCAAACATATTAAAACCTTTTTTTTTGTTATTCGTCATCTTCTTCTATTAGTTGAGCTTCAGATAAACATCCTCTAGCAACTGCTGTATGAGCATCCTCTATGTGTATAATTTCTGATATAGGTATTGGAAACTCATCTTGGTCAAATTGTTCGTTAAACACATCCAAGAATCCTTTTACCAATGAAGTTCCACCACCGATAACGATAGGAACAGCATTAGGAAAGTTAGGAACATTTTCAACACCTTCAAACTGAACTTTTAAATTAGTTAAAAGATAATTTATTAGGGCACCATAATAAGAACGAATAGCAATAAGTACATTAGCCTCATCTGTCTCTTCTTCATAAATATTTTGATAAGTAGCAGAAGATAAATCAAGTGTAGTTGATGTTTCTTTGATGTTAGTTACCTTAGCTTTTGATACACCTGTATCCATAGATACATTTTCATCAACCCAATCACCGCCACGACTTACACTAAAAGATAGGGCAGTCATCCCTTGATACATAACGGCTATGTTACACATTCCAGCTCCCATTGAAATGGCTACACCTGTTAGTTGAGTATCAACTAAACCTTCGTATCCAATGGCAACTGCCTCCTCTATCTTTTTTACGGAATACCCGTATTGTTCTATTATCGTTCTCAATACATCTTCGTGATATGATACTTCTCGTTGAACATCAATTGGTTTTGACGGAACACAATATACACAAGTTTCCCCATCTTTAGCATCCCCAAGTAACTCACCAATTATAGCATTCAATACCGGCAAAGAATCTTTTTCAGTCGGATTTAGTAAACCACTTTTCATAGGTCGTTTAAGTTCTGCTGTAGAGAATATTTGAGCGTAGTTAAAAGCGTGTTGTCCTACAATGTGTATTTTACCAGCTTTTTCGACAAAGGGAATTCCTTGTCGTTTTAACATTCTCTTGACTTGGTTCACCTCCCCATCGACAGTTAAGAATGCATTTCGTTGTTTTTTTACTACATCCTCTGTAGCAGCAATATAAAATGATGTTCCACAATCTAACCCTTTGGCCATCTTTAACCTCTTCTAAGTTGTTTAAGTTTTTCTTTTTGTGTTGACACTTTACCCCTAATCACTTCATCTGATTTTACAGATGACACCTTAGCTTTCTGTAATGATATGTTTTTTTTCATTTCAACATCAATGTGACTAGGTTTTGATTTTGGTGTCTCCACCTCAACTGCTGGTGTGTTTGACACAACAGTTGATACAAATTTTTTCCCACTTGGTTTGTAAAATAACTTTAATAATATTCCTATGATAAAACCGATTTGCCATAAAAAAAGTGAATAAAATACAAATTGTTCAGCCACTTATTTTTTCTTTCAATTTATTTATTTTTTCTACATTTTTTGATATTCTATCATCGATACTTTTAGTATCAACTTCTTCTTTTTTGATATTTTTAGAAATAGCATCTCTTCTTTTCTTTAAGTATCTATCACTATCATCAACATCACCATCGTTATCGACATCATCATCTTCTTTACCAACAGGATCCATAGCTTCCTCAATATCATAGTATCTATTTAAAATATGTCCCATGTCTTCATATAAAGCACTTAATCTTTCGTTTACGGCATTGGCTTCAAGAGCAGCTTTTTTAAATTGACCTGTTAAACCTTTTAACTCTTTCATATTTCTTTTAACAGAAACAGAATCAAACCAATCATCGGTTTCACTTAGTACATGATTTTGAGCAGATTCGGCAATACCAACAAGTTGTTTAGCAACTTCAATAATACCATTGTCTTTGAAAAGTTGTCCACCTATCATCTGATAGTTTTTTACAGCCTCAATGACCTCGAACTTGTTTACCCCTTGCTCTCGTTCCTTAACTGGCACAAGGTCTTCTACTATTCCTAATAAACTAATATTTTTCATTTCAACACCCTCATTTTGAGCAATCTCGCTCCACTTCTGACTAATTTTTTCTTTGATGAATTTGTCTGCCAAATGTTTTTCTCTACCGTATTTGGCGTGTTCCCACTTCTTCTGTAAAGAATTAGGTAAATCTGTTTCACTTAAATTACTATTGATAAAAGAAGTAACTCTTCTAGCATCAACATTTCTTATTTTTCTGTAACGAAACTCTTCTAATTTTTTTAACCAAGAACGAACTTCTTTTACGGTTACTCGTCTATCAAGACTTTCACTCACACCTTCTTTTTTATCACCTCTGAAACTATACTTTTTGGTTCTGTCTTTATGAAACTTATTTCTGGCTTTTTGTTCCTTTTCCAAAGCTTTCTTGTATATTGCGTTTGCTTTTTTAACTAATGCAGATGGATATTTCCTTGTACCTTGATTCATTATAGACCTAACTGTAACTTCTTTACCGTTCTTCGGATTTTTTAATTTTTGTTTTTCAGCTGCATCAGTAGGTGTGTCTCGCATAAACTCTTTTAAAGTTTTATCCTCGTCAACTCTTTTGTATTTTTTTCCGTTATATGTAATTTGGTCTTTCATAATAATAAATATTATCTTATTTCATTTCCTTTGGGTTTAATATGTAATCTCTAGCCTTATTAAGATAGTTGGCAGAAAGAGTAATCTTATCTGTCCACCAACTTGGTAATGATTGTTCTTCTGACATACTATTGAGTTTATTCATTATATCGTTGGCATCTTCAATAGATGTTTTTAATTTTCTTATAGCAGATGGAACATCAGTATGTCCATCTTCTTTTATTTGTTCAGGTGACTTAAACGATGTAGCATATGGATTGGATTGAACTTGTCCCATTGATACAGTTTTTTCGTTTAATAATTCTTTTAACTTAATCACGATTTTTCTTCTCAAAGTTTTTAAGTTTAACTTTAAACTCTATGATGTGTTTTTTATAAAGAGATGCTACTTCTAATGATTCTTTCTTTAAACCATCTTTTCCTAAATCTTTTATCAATAGTTTAACATTTTTTTCTAGTCTGCTGATATTATCATCGATATTAGAAAAGTATCCTCTAAAGTAATTTGGAATTCCTTCATTTAAAAAATCTTTTAACTTAATCATTTTTATACCTCTATGACTTTATATCGTCTGTTAGTTGAGTCAGCAGAATCTAGCTCTGACATTTTTGTGTTAGCATCACTTTGGTTATCATACTCCCAAACAGAATCACTTGAGTTAAGTTTAGCAGTCCAACCTTTTCCACCATTTGAACTAACACTATTGGCATTAGTTTCATTCCAAATCCATGCTGGTGTATCATCAGGTCTTGGCACTACTTCCATTACTACTCGATATGGCATTATTTAGTTACCTTCTTGACTTTTTCAATTGAACGACCAGCAAAGTAAGCAGCATACACAGTCATTAACAGAGTTTGATAAACAGGCACATATGCCTCACCTATTGTAAATTCACCCATGTTTCCATCAAATACACTTAGTATAACAAATACTGCAGTAAGAAATATTAATGTAATTGGTCTAATATTTTTACTTAACCAACTACCGTGTTTTAAATCGGCTTCCCAACGAGCAGATACTTGAGCTTGAGCCGCTTGTTCGGCTTGTGCTAATATCTGTGTAATCTTTTGTTTCGCTTCTTCCTTCTCCTCACCTGAAGTATGTAGGTCATCTACAATATTTCCGATGTCTTTAATCGCGTCACCACCAAGTAAACTACCAGCGGCCTTTCCTAATGTTGCTAAAAAACTCATAACCTTACTCCTTAATCATCCGCATGTTCTAAAAGTTTTACATCATCTTCGGCATTATTGAACCAAAAGTCAATCACTTTGGCAAACGAACCAACGAATCCACCTAACATCAGTAGTAGAATCTCCTTCCAACCACCCATGACATCAACACCACTACTCATAAACCAAATCATAAGTCCTAATATTGTGGCAAATAGTGAAACAACAACAATGCTAATTAACCATTTTTTGTTTTGTCTAAATTTAATTATCTCAATCAACTCTGTATTGATTTGATGTTTTTGATCTTGAATGTGCATTTCAGGTGTATCTAAAATACTTTTCTTTACTTCAGCCATAACCTATCTCCTAGAACTTTTTGTTTTTATCCATAAAATTTACACCATCATAGTATAAATTAGCTTTTCTAAATCCAGTTTTCATCGTAAAATGTCTTACGAAAAACCCTTTGTCTCTTGGTCTTATACCAATGACATTTAAATTTTTTCCTTTGATTTCATAACTTCCTTTTCCATTACTTCCACTATAAACTAATTTTTTAATCTTTTCCTCACCACTCATCTTCATAGCGTTGCCAGGTACATCATCTTTTTTAGAAACTTTAATTACAGCTTCTTTCTTAGATTTTAATATTTTTTTCTTTTCTTTATCTTTGGATATTTTTTTAATTTTTTTCATCAAATTAGGACCTGCTGGTTCTTCACCAATCTTCCCATCTATACCATATCCACAGGTTCCTTCAGCAAAAAATCCTATTTTTTCATATTCTTTTCTTACGACTGGTTTGTCTATAATGACAAGACTTTTTCCAGATGTTTTGTGTTTGACTTTTACTGTTTTACCTTTTTTATATGTAAGTCCTAAATCAGCTTCTTCAATGGATTCATTTAAATTCTTTTTCATATACTTTAATTGCAATTCCATATAATTCGCAACTTCAAGAAAATCTTCTTCATTTTGTTGTCTGTGATATTTAACTAAATTTTTTACCTCTCTGCCAAGAATTGGAATAAACTTTTTAGACATATTCCAACCTTTTGCTGATACAGCTTCATCCACAGATTCTTTAATTTTCTTCCCACCTTTACTCTTTATGATTTTTGCTATCTTTGGATTTTTATTTTTTATTGACCAGGTCATTTTGTTAAAATCAGGTTTTCCCTTAAATCCAGCTCTAGCCAGTAAAGCATCGAGTTCATCCAAGTCTTTATTGGTGCTACCTCGTTTGAGTTTGTATACGGCTTCATTCACATCCTCTTTCTTAATACAATTTCTGTATCTTTTACCAAACATGATTTTTGTCTTACGAGTTGGATGAGTCATATATCCTTTTTGACAAGCCTCACACAAACATAAATCTTCTAAAATGTTATCAACATATTCTTCTATCTCTTGTCTGATATCTTCTTTTTTTAATCGACTCTTTTCAGCTCGTCCTCTGTTTGTTGATTCTTTCTCAAACCCCACGATTTTTCCTCCCTTATGAGAAGCGTCTTTTCCATCTCCATTCCCATAAGTGCCTTTTTGTCGGTTGTATTTATTCAACTCGGCTCTGTATTTTTTAGCTTTTGTTGATGATTGAAATTTTTTGTATTCTGCCTTATAATCTCTATCAGCAGCCTCACCTAACTTACTCATCCACTCTAAACCAGGTATCTCGACATCCTTTACTTTGAATTTTTTCTCAAATTCTTTTTTGGCTTTTGATATCTTTTTTAAATGAGGTGGTAGTTCACCTGTTTTATCAAACTCATCTCTCATCTTTTTAATTTGTGATTTTGATAGAGACTCTTTTTTGACAGGTAAATCATCGTGTTTGGTTTTAGCATATTTTTTCACACTACTCTTCTTCATCTTTTTAGCAGCGTCTTGAGCAGCTTTGGAAAATTTACCAGCAGGTTGTTCACCCTTTTGGATAGACCGTACTATACCCATAAACTTCTGTTGTTTTTTAGATACAGACGGCATCGATTATCCCCTCATTATAGAGTTGATAATAGATTCGATTCTTGTTTCAGGTTTTTGTTTTTCTACACCCTCATTGACAGGTCTCATAAAAGCACCATGTGTAGATGGATTAGATACGAAATCAAAAGCGATAAGTTCAAAATCTGGTTGAACCTCAACAGTTCCATCTTCACCATTCTTTTCATTTACAGGTTCTACTGAACCTAATCCTCTTGATGAAATACCAAGTTTAATACCTGATTTAAATAGTTCTTTTAATATATTTCCACTTGGTGTGGATAGAACTTCTACAGTTCCTAAAAGGTCATCGCCATCCCAATGCATTTCAATAACATTATGTGACGCATTGTTTAAATTAACTACAGATGATTCTGGATGGTCGAGTTCTCCGAGTGCTCGTCTCTCACTAACTTGTTCTTCTAAATATTTAGAAACTTCTTTCAATAATACTTCTCGTGGGTAAACTCGACCATTTTGATTTTTAGATTCGGCTCTTTGTAGTACACCCTTTACTATTAAACGACCAGCGTTTTCTTTAATACTCTCATCAATTTTCTGACGAGAAATTTCAAATGGTCTTACATCTACTAATAATTTTTTATTCATTTTATTACCCTACGTTTCCTGTGTATACAAATGTTATATCACCAATAGAACCAGCAGCATCTGTTTGTCTCCAAGCAACCGGATTAATATCTAAACGAATAGGACCGGCAGCGTCATCCACAACTGAACCTGTTTCGTATGTACTAACACTACCAGATACATAAATAAAAGCATATGTTCCATTCATGTTTATCAAAACATGGTTTGGTCTATCTTGTATTGTTTCCTTATCAGGTGTTGTTGCTTTACCATAAGCACTTACCGGAATAGCTTTAGGTTGTTGTTTTTTACTATTATTAGGATCTGCTTCGTATCTTGACATTTATTTGCCTCCCCAAGAGCTTCGTTTTACCCAAATATCAAAAAGGATATCCGAGACTTCTTTTCTTATTTCTTTCTTTATCTTTTTCAAATCATCATTAGATAAAGCTTCATCAACAAACTTATATCCAGTTTGTTTCTCAATATTTTTCTTCCTCTTCTTTTTCATCCCTTTTTTACTAAAAGCATAAGGTGTTTGATAAGCATCGATACTAGCAGTTGTAGTTATCTCTTTTAACTTTTTACGAAATAAACTACTTGTCAATTCCTTAACTATGGAATCAAACTTTGTTGAGTTCTTTATCGAGTTCATAGTATCTCAGAAGTTGAACAACTGAATTATCATCAGTTTGTTTTGATTCATTTAAACAAAACTTATCAGCACAATTAATTGCTTCTTGTAATTTAATTTTTAATACCTTATCTTTTACTTTTTTAACTTTACCATTTAACTTCTTTTTAAGTTTTGGTATTTGTGTTTCTACAAATATAGAAAAGTTATTGGTATTAGAAATATTACTAATGTATTCTTTAAGAACATGTTTTTGTTCATCAGAAAGATTAGTATATTTTTTATTGAACTTTTCTAAAAGTGTTTTATAAGAAAGTATTCTTAAATCTTTATCTTTAAACTCTTCAGGTATATAAGATTTATTTTTAGTATGTTTTAAAGTAGTTACATTTTCTACTATAATAAAATAACTTTCAGTTTTCTCATCAGCTCCCATTTCGTTGATACCTTCAAATAATTTGTATACAGAAGCAAACACTTTGTAATTTGGAACTTTAGAACTGAATAACTGATTTACATCATAAGACTCTTTTATGGAAGCAATAATATTGTATTTTTCTCTACGAAGAACAGCATTATTTAATCTCCCCCTCTGTCTTATTACTTCAGATAAAAAGAAATCGGCTTTTTTATCCGACTTAAATTTCTTTGTCAAAATGAGATTATATAAAGCCAACTCTTTTCCTATCTCAGTATGTTCATTAAATTGACTTTTAATGATTTTTAGAGCTGGTGAATCCTTTTTTTTGTTTAAAACATCTACGGTGACTTGTCTTAAAAGGAACTCAAAAAGTAATCCCGTATTCCTCAATTTGCTATGCTTAAATTTGCTCATATAATATTCCAAAGTATTTTGATACAATTATTCATATATAAATATAACATAAATTAGATAAAGTGGTAAATTACTCTTTTATTATATTATCTTCACTTAACATAGATGGTTTCTTTTTAGGAAACTTATCTTTAAGTTGGTCTAAGATACCTTCACGAGCAACAACCGTACTAGCTTTTGATGTAGCAAGGGGTGATTTACCTTTAAATTCTCTTTTTCCATATGACCTATCAACATCTTTTAGACTTTCGTGTCCATATTTATCTTTCATATCTTCTTGGTCTTTAAAAGGATCTTTCTCACTTCCACCCCATTTGCCTTTTCTACTTACTTCAAAGTCGTCTTCTTCTCCACCACCCTCTTCTTCTGGTGGTTGTTCTGCTGGATCTTGTCCTTCAGTTTCGATTTGTTCCAATCTAAACTTCTGTTTTGTATCCTCAACTATATCTGTATAAATATCAACTTTCTGTTGGTCACTAAAATCAAATACATTATCATATATCCATTTACGACTAAACAACTTACTATCAATTGCAGTTTGAGCAATATCCAATCTTTGACTCATCAACTCAATTTTCTCTTGTTCGTGAATCATAGATGGATTCTGTAACTCTAATGTAAAATCAATCAAATCAGAATCATCAAATCCTTGTGAGTAAAGATGGACAATACCAATCTTAGTTAATTCACTTACGATAATCTTTTGTAACCTTTCAATTGTACGAGCAAAACGAACATCTTCAGCAGCAAGTGTAGCTTTACCACCACTTAAACCTTCTTCATATCCTAAAAAAGCTTTTGGTATTCTAAGACTTGCCATTAACTTGTTTCGTAGATATTCTATGTCTTCTATTTGGTCGTTGTTTGAAAGACCTGGTAAAGTGTCAATCTCCGTTCCACTATCTCCACCACGAACTGGTAGAAAGTAATCTTCGGTAACTGACTCTACATTATATTTTAAGTTATACTCACCTGTGGCTTGGTCAATAACAGGTGTCTTCTTCATCTTGTTGATGATTTTTTGCATAAACTGTTCGACTTCTCTTGGTGGTATGTTTCCAACATCGACCTTAAATATTCGTTTTTCGGGCGCTCTCATAATTCTGTGAATCAACATAGCATCTTCCATCAAAGTCAATTGTTTGAATATCTTTCTTCCATTCTCTAACATTGAGCGCCCATATGGTAAAAAGTTTGTGTCGGATAAAACACGAAAGTGAGCCATCTCATAATTTTCTTTTATTTCTTTTTTCTCACTATTAATCTCAAACTGAATTAATTGTGGATTAGCAGGATCGTGATCTTCTAATCGTGTGATGTCATAAGCACTAATCGGTTTGATATTTACCACTCCGTACTTATCTACAATATCCAACTGAAGATAGAAGTCACCATACTTAGTCATGTTACGAATCCAACTCCACAAATTATATTCGATATTTATGACATCATAATATAAGTTGTGTAAAATCTTTTGTACTTTTGTATTCTCACTTTTTACTTTTAAAATTTCCCCCTCAATATTCGTAACCGTACTTTCATCTGAATATATGTCAAGAGCAGAAGCAATAATCGGGTCTTGATCCATTAACTCATAATCTTTGAATAAGTCATGTTTTCTAACCTCATAAGCAGCCCTTCTATTTTGAGCAACCGAATATGGATTAGAATATGTGTTTTGTATCAACCTCTGATATCGGTCAATAAAATTTGATGTCAAACTTGTTTGTGTAAAGTCTAAATCCTTTACCACCAAACGATTATCATCTGTCTTTCTAATGATTACATTAGATTGAAATAATCTTCCAAGTCTTGTAAATAAATTATCTGCCATGTTTTACCCCAATAGCCAACTTAAGTCTTCTTCTTCACCGTTATTAAGTTTTACCTTATACGGATTTTCTTTCGGAGCAGATGGTGTCATTACCGCTGTATTACCATTTAGGTTTCCAATTGCACCAACTAAACTACTCTGAAACTCATTTCTCTCTGATTGAATACGAATAGCCGTATCCCTTATCCACAGAAGAATAGAATACGACATAACAAGGTCATCGTTATATCCGTCTAATGCTTCAGTTTTACTGTTCTTATATATAAATACAAAAAGTTCATCAATTAATCGTGTTGATTTTATTTTTACCATCTTTTCACGAGTGTATTCTTCCATTTTAGCGATAATTAATGGTTTTGATTTCATTGTTGTAGTAAAACCTGGTATCTTGTTTCTATCTATACTTCTATATTTGTTTGTGTGTTGTATGTCCTCATCCACAATGAGATGATTTTTTTCTTGATAAAAGAGATTTTCATATCCTCTATCAATGATAGTTTGTAAAGTTGCCCACCCTATGTTGTTATTTTCCACAACAAGTAGAGCATCGTTATACTTGGTTGCTAGTTCTATGAGAAAGTTTCCAAACTCAGTTGTTCCTAACTGACCTTTATATTCAGCAACTTGTTCCATCTCTTCTATATCAAAAACTTGAGCAGTTGAATAGTCTGTTCCATCTCCACGAGCTACATCGGCTGATATTAAGTAATTCTTATCATAATTTGGATAATCCCATATCCAAAGGTTTCTATCAAATCCACTTTTCTCATTTGGCTCACAACATACATTTTCTTTATACCATTCTAATATAGCAGGATCAACCACAGAACGACCAGAACTCAAGAAGTCAGCATCACACTCTTGAGCAGCTTTACTTGGACCTAATATCCTATCTTGTTCTGTTCTCCAACTTTGATCTCTATCTGGATGGTCTGTCCAATGAAGTTTAACAGTATTAAATTTATTTAAACCATCTGTCGCATCCATCCAAGTTTTATGAAACCAATTACCTACACCATTTGGTGTTGAGATAGCGATACACTTACCACCAGTAGCAAGTGTCTGTTGAGCTGCAGTCCATATCGTATCAATCCTATCTATAAAAGCAGCCTCGTCTAAGATTAGTAGAGATAGTGCCTCAGAACGACCAGCTGATTCGTTAGAAGCAATAGCTTTTATTTGCGAACCATTTTTAAATACTAATGATAACTTATTGTTTTCAACGATAGCAGTTTTTAACCATTGTGGTAATCCATCATACATAATACGAACTTTTGTTACCAAGTTTTTTGCCGTATCTTTCGCAGTAGCAATACATAAAATGTTTTTGTCTGCATTAAACAACATCATCCAAAGTGAATATGCAGCAGTAAGTGTAGATATACCCAACTGACGAGATTTTAGTATGACATTATAGTCGTGTTCGACATACTCATCTAATACATCATACTGATAAGGATAAAGTTTAAATTTAATCTTACCCCTCTGAGGATGTTGTATTACGCAAAACTCATTTATAAAGTATGAAGGATCTTTAGCACACTTTAAATAGTTTTGTTTTATTGCTTGTTTTAAGTTACTCATATCTTATTTAGACTTTGTTCGTGATTTCCAATGGCTTTTGCTATTGTTTCATCAAAAGGACTATCTGCATCTTCTATTTCGTTCATCTCTGACTTATATTCAGCAAGAACAGCCTCCCATCTTTTAGTTTCCATTTCTTTAACCCAATCTTCCCATTTACCTTGTCTTTTTAAATCTACTTCAAAATCTATCTGACAATAATAACATCTACCCATTCTATTATATGTGTCTTGATCAATTGTTTTAAGAATAAGTTTTTCACAATCACTACATTTATCAAATCCTCTTGGTGGTATTTTTGTAATTTGTTTTCTTTTACCATCTTCTATTTTCCAACTACGACCACGAGCATCTGTCCACTCTTCGCCTTCTTTTCTCATACTGATACTTTTTGGTGTATAACCAACACCAGGAGTTCGTTTACCACCAACTCCAGCTATTAACTTTTTTACTTTCTCTATATTTCTACCCATAGTATAACCTCTATTTTAAAAAAACATCAAACCTGTTATTTGATTTATAGGAGCAAATGCACCTGTGAACTTATATGTGTTTCCATTATACTTAAACACGATTCCCTCTGATGGAACAATAGAATCAAATCCACCGATAGCATTTAATCTATCTAACTGAACCTTTAATCTATTTAATTTTTTCAAATCACCACCAGCTCTTACATCTGAAATTGCTTTCTTGAGTTTCTTTCTCATATTCTGTACTGACTTTGCTGGATTAACAGCCATCCAACCATCCATGTTTTTCATTATCTCAGCACCGACCTCAAAGAATAGTTCTTCAAATGGTTTCATGTTATCCTTGACCATCCTGTTTTTATCAATCTTATCGGTGGTCAATGCCCAATCTAAAAACTTTGGATTGTCTTTCATATCTTTTTTCATCATAGGTATAGTATATGATTTGTCAAAAAATGCCCATCGTTTAGTTAACTTAACCAACATTTCATTTGTAATTTTAAATTTAAATTGTTTACTTGCATTAAAAATAAATTCTTGCCAATACATCTGATGATATAGAGCAAAGGTGTCATTGTCTTTTAAAGAATAAGTGTTTTGTAATTTTTGTAATCTACCAATGTATTTCTTTTTCATCTTACCAAAATCTTGATGCTTTGGAACTGTCACAAAGTTTGGTTTGGATATCTTGTAATGTTTTTGAACATGTTGATTGACCTGTTTTATCATACCTTGTAGCATTCTAGCGCTATCTTTTGCTTGACCGATAACCCTTCCACTATCATCATATTCCATCGCTCCATGAAAAACCAATTCTGTGATATCATAGTTTACTACGTTCTCACTAGCAGGCCACATGACTTCTAAACTCATGAACTTACTACCTTGTCCAAATATCTTGTCTTGTTGTTTTTTAGATAAAGCACCGATTGCCTTTGTCAAATCCCTCATGGCATAGACGAATGCATCTCTAATCGCACCACGACCTTTAAATTTTTTCTCCACATCTTTTATGGTTAGAGCTGTCTCACCTTTGTTTTTTAAATGTCCTTTGTTACGAGCAGCAATTAATTTACCATTTTTAAAACTCACCATTAGGTTTTGTCCGTCTGTTTTTTCAGTAACATTATCTTCTCTGTTTAACTGACCACTCAATCCTAATGTGATAATTTTTTTCAAATCACCGAATGTTAAATCCTTGTCATCAAAAGGATGACTCATGTGTCCGTATGCTCCTCCCATTAATAATAACTCCTTTTCTTCTTTATATACAACTTTTAATCTTCCCTTGTCTATTTCTTTATCCTTATGTAATTTTTCCATTTCTGGTTTGTTAATTACAAGTTTTGGTTTTTCACTTGGTGCACTACTACCAACACTTGGTACGGCATAATAAGCTTTTCTAAACCCAAATTTTTTAGCTGCAACATGACCTTTACCACCATATTTTTTAACCAAATCTTTTTCTGCCTCTTCTCTTGAATATCGAATCTTAATACCTCTACGCATTAATCTTTGTTTCCAAATCTTAACTTTCTTCGACACTTCTACTATTGACATCACTTCTTTTACAATTGATAATTCATCATGTTGATTCTCACCATCTCTTTTATCTGTCTCTTTTGGCTCTTCATCATCCATTTGTTTTGCAGTTTTAGAACTATGTTTTATCACTAATTTTCTTGCCTTTGCTAAATCATCTACATACTCGTAATCTTGATTTTTTAAAATCATATCAATATGGTCTAACCATTTATTCCATAATTCAGTTCCTACATAATCTGATAGATTTTGAGCACTTGGTTGATTAATACCAGCAGGTCCAAATGAAACAGAATCTACAGGACCTTTTGGATACTGAGTATCTTTGTGAAATGAAGTATCTTGACTATTGTAATTATCAATATTTACTAACAAATCAGATAGTTCCCATCCTAATCTACCGGCTTCAATATCAGCTCTACTTGTATATGCTTTCAAATTTGAAAAGAATCCAGGACCATCATCTGTATCAACACTATTTATTTGACTATTTTCAAACAAATGAACATAAAACTCGAATAGTTTACCAAACTTATTCGTCATCATATTATACAAACCTTTATCATAATATCCAAATGTTTTTTTGAAAAAGTTTAATTTTTCTTTATCATCTACTTTTGGATTTCCCAACATATCTCTTGTTTGTGTTCCACTTATATTTCCAAATTGTGGAGCAGTAACAAAGTATCCGTGTTCTTCAAACCCTCTTATATCACCTTTACTTTTTTTATAATCTTGATAATATGTTTTACCACCACTTTTCTTTGTACCAGCTTTTAAACGACCAGCATCTTTAGTACCAAAGGCATAAACAACTGCCGTAGTTTTGGGATTAAATTTTTTAAGTAAGTTCGTTGCTACATATGGTGTTTTTTCTTCAATGATACGATTCTTTGGAATACCAACTTTTACCATATGTCGAACTTTTTCTTTGAAGTTCATTGGATGTCTTGGTGGTTTCTTGATATTAGATGTGGTTATGTAAGCTTCATCTACTTGAGATGATAACCACTTGTATGTAGCAAGATGACCTGAGTGAAAGGGTTGAAACCTACCACCGAATACACCGATTACTTTTTTAATATGTTTAGATTCGGTAATTTCGTTTTTCTTCTTGGTTTTCTTTTTCATCTTATTGATGTAAGCACGATAGACAGCAGCCTGTGATGTTTTACCCATCTCTCTAGCTCTTTGCTCCATAGCGACAGCAGCTTGAATCTTATGTGCATGGGTTTTACCACTTCCGCTTATCTTACTAACTGATGCTCTAGCATCCTTAACTGTGGCAAACTTTAATCCTTTGATTGTTCCTTTTGGATTTTCATCTGTATATAAATCTGAATGAGATTTTGATCCTTGGTGTTGTCCTTTTTTTCTTGGTTTTCTTGGTTCTTCATTTACTTTTTTATAACCACTACCATAAGGAACTGAAGTGTGTCCTTTCTTTTTCATCTTTTTTATCTTAGAAAGTTTAGAACCACCTTTAATAGTTCCATCACCTGCAACGATTCCCATCTCGCTGATAACAGGTTTAGTTATTTCTTCCACTAACTTTTTTAAACTCATAAGTTTAATTCCAACACTTGCCTCATTCGGTCTTCAAAAG